TTTCAAGGGGTCCAAGTCCTTTGCGGACCTCACTGTCACCCGTGTTCTTGGGTTGGTTGAGGTCAATCTGGAGGATGCCGGTAAACTCATCCTTGCCCTCCTCCCCCTGAGTCACGGGGACCCCTGGGTTGGTGATGAGTGAGACCTTGGCCCAGACGGGTTGGTCAAACACTCCTGTGTCACCTGTGGGAGGTTCAAAAGCTTTATTGGGCCACTCAATGGACGCCTCCGCATCAAGGCCAATCTGGGCCTCTGTCAGACGGTTCCAGGCCGCCTCAATGAGGGCCTCATGCACTGAATTTTGACCGGCCATGATTCTTAGTTGTTGCGGAGGCGGCGGGCCTCCTGGGAAATTAGACGTTGAAAGCGCACCACGTTTTTACGGACCATGCCCTTGGGTGCCTTGGTGTGGGACCACCCATCAAACTCAATGCGGGGACCGTATGGCAAGTTGTTAAAGAACACCAAATCCTGGGAGGCGTTTGCCTGTCCGGCCACAAGTTCAATCTTGGCCATGACTCCGGCCCCCGTTGGGTCCACCCGGTTAATCTGTGAGAGGTTGTCACCACCATTGGAGACTTGCCAGTTGGCACGGAGGCGGCCTCCAACGTATTGGCGGGCCGGGTCACTGGTGCCAACCGGTGTGTCCAGGACAATGGCCCCAAAGAGTTTGATTCCAACCGCCCTCTTGAGGTCCACAATGTTGAGGCCCGCCTTTTGCCGGAACCTCTTGAGGTCATCACCAAAACTCATTTCCCAATTACTACTTTGTAAAGGACAGTAACGTCCCTGGGTTTGAGTGCAACCACCCCCAGGACTTGCCATGAGGCAGACTCATAGTCCACCAGGTCCATGGCCTCCGGGTCAAAGGTGGGGTTCCCGTCCACATCCGTGGCGGAGGGTGCGGCCAACAGGAGGCGGGTCTCCATCTTGCGGGCCTGTTCACCAACCCCTTTGGGGAACTCCCGGGCGGTGGTCTCCTTGAACGTGAGGACCACAGACTTGAGTTTCCATGTGGTGTTGTTGTCCAGGAGGACCTTGCCCTCAGAGGGGTCAAACAGGCCGCCCTTGCGGGTGAACGTCAAGTCCTGCCCGTTGTCTCCAATGAGTTTCTGGGCAAGGCGTAGGAAAGGGGTGTGGTCTGCGGCCATTAGACTCTCAGTGTGTGCGGCATCCCACTGTTACCAAACAGGGGCCGCAACCACTGGTTGGCCTTGGTGAAAATTGGTTGAGGGGCGGGGGATTGCCCGGCCTCATACTCAGTTTCCAAAACGTCAAGTTTCTCCCGGATGACAGCTTGTCCTGTGCCGGTGGGGGAGAGGTCATCATCAACGGCATCCAATGCCAGTTGCATCTGTGCCTTTTTCACCTCAACGGGCACCAGGTCACTGGCAACCTCATCCCCATCAATGAACAGGCCGCAACGGGGGAATTGAGGGTAGGTGTTCCCCTCATTGGATTTGTTGCCCTGGAACTGTGCCCGGTGTGCCTCCACATAGTCAAAGGCCAACCGGAGGAGGACCTCCCGTTCATCCTCTGTGGCGGGGAGGTTACCATCCACCCCACGGGCCGTGGCAAAGGCAATCAGTTCCGTCACCGTGGCATAAGAATCCGCATTCTCAATGCCGGTGCCGTCCTCAACTGTCAGTGCCATGGCCGTGTGGGGGTTGGGTGGTTGTTAACTGTTCAAGTGAATTGAGCCTAGGCCCAGTTTAGAGGACCTCCTCACCGTCATCCGCGTCCGGGTCATCCCCGTCCTTGGACTCAGACTCCTTGGCCTCTGCCTCCGCCTTGTCACGGAGTTCCTGTTCATGCTTGAGGGCGGCCTCCTTGCGGGCCTTGGCCTCTGCGGCGGCCTTTTCCTTGGCCTCTGCGGCGGCGGCCTCCTTGCGCTTTTTGTCCTCCTCCATCTTGAGGCGGGCGGCATCCTCCGCACGGCGGCGGGCGGCATCCTCCGCACGGCGGCGGGCGGCCTCCTTGGCCTCTGCCTCCTTGGCGGCCTTTGCCTGGGCCTCCGGGTCATCCTCTTTGGCCCACTTGGCCTCAAGGTCTGCGGCGGCCTTGCGCTTGGCCTGTTCCACCAGTGCCTCAATGGCGGCGGGGTCCTGGTTGGTCTTGGGGTCCTTGCGGGCCTTGCCCTCTGCGGTGGCGGCGGCCTGTTTGAGGGCACCGTCCATCTGGAGTTTGCGGTTGGCCTCCTTGCGGGCCTGGGCCTTGCGGGCCTCCTCCAATGCAAGGGCCTCCTCACGGGCCTCCCGGTCAACTTCCGCCTGTTCTTTGGCGGCGGAGGCAATGCACTCCTTGACCTCAATGGGGACCTCATCACCCACGCAGAGGAAAACCTGGACACCACCCCGTTGGCGGGCGGCGGCATGGATGTTGTGAATGGCCGTGGAAAGCATGGCCATGGATGTGATGTTCAAAGTGAGATGTTTCATGGTTCTCTGGGGGTGGGGTTGTGTCTTGAGTTGTTGGGGGGTGACCGGCCCAGGCCACCGTTGGACCTGCGGCCCGGGCCGGATACTTGCCCCAAGGAACTAACTTGACTGAGTGTTAACGGGGTGACGCGGATTAGGCGTTCACTTCCGTGCGGACAATGCGAGTCTCCAGGACGTTCACATACGTGGTCTCATAGTTGTCCGCCGTGGCAACCTGTGCGTCCGTGGGGCCGCCGGAGGCAATGCCCGCACCAACAAACTTGGCACCGTTGATGTGGAGGAGGGAGACCACCCGGTCATAGAGGGCCTTGCGGAGGTTGGGGACATCATTGTCAAACGCAAGGCTGGAACTCTCCGTCCCGTCCTGGTTCTGGTCCGCCACACTCCACACAGTGGTTTGCGGGGCCGCAATGGTGACCGGGTAAACCGTGCCGGAAGTGGTGCCCGCCCGGGAGAGGCGGTCATCAACGATGATGCGCATGCCCTTGTAGGACTGGAACAGGAGGTTGCCCTCACTGTCCCGGACCTCATCAAGCTCATCCGCAATCTTGAGGTCCGTGCGCACCTTGGTGTGCATGGTCATGATGCCGCCAAGGAGGTCATCCTCCTTGATGCCCAGGAGGCCGGTGAGGTTGTGGAACACCGTGGGGGAGAACGGAACGTCATTGCCCGGGGTGCCGGTGGGGTCCTCATTGACGGAGGCGTCATAGATGAGGCCGGAGAAATCCGCAGAGGCGAAAATCCCGTTGAGGATGGCAATGAGGGTGGCCTCAATGTCATCATTCCGCACGTTGAGGATGCGGTCCACAATCCAGGCGATGGGGTCAGTGCCGCTTTGCGCCTTGGCAAAGGCGTCCCGGCCCCAGGCTTTCTCACGGTAGAACACCGGGGCCACTTGGCGGCCACTGGTGATGTTGTCAACCACGGGCGGGTTGCCCGGGTTCTGGAGGGTGTAACCTCCGGTGACAGGTGAGAGGATGGGAATCTCAATCTGGGTGGCCCCGTCCTCCAACGCACGGTTGGCAAAGTTGCGGGGGTCAGAGATGATGAGAGGCGAGTTGGCAATGGAGTTCAATGCCGGTTGCCTCTCCTGGATGGCCTCAAGCAACACCTCAACGGGTGCGTGGGCCATGTTTGCGATGGTGGTATGTGCCATGGTTCTGGTTGGTTCTGGTTGGTCTGGTTGTTAACACAGAGTCAAGGTGAGGGGTGGGGACTATTTCAACTTGTCCCACTCGCCATTCTCCTTGGCCTCCTTGAGTGCCGCCTTGAACTTGGCCAAGAACCCAGGTTCCTCTGCCTCCCGGTCTGAGACCTTTTGCCAGAGGACCATGCCGTCCTTGCCCTTGTAGTCAGACAGCTTGATTTGGGAACGTCCCTTATCGTTGTCACCGCCGGGGCGAACATCACCACCTTTTGCGATATGCCCCTTGATTACGTCCTTGAGGTCCGGTTGTCCAGCAATTTCCGCCTTGAGTTCATCCACGGTCATGGCGGAGGGCTTGCCCGCCGCGTCCAGGACACGTTCAATGATGGTGCCATCATCCAGGATTTCAGGCTTGAGGCGGGCACGGATGAGGGGTTCCACCAGGGTGGGGGCCTTTGAGATTTCTGCGGCCATGGCGGCAGAGGTTTTGCCCACGGTGGCCTCACCAAGGGCGGAGTTGAGGCGGTCCACCTCCTCCTGGAGTTCCTTTTCCCGGGCGGCCAACTTGGCTTTCCAGGACTTCTCAAGGGCCTCCACATTGCCGGACTCTTTGGCGGCCTTGTGCTTTTCGTTGGCCTCCTTGTCAGTGATGGCCTTGAGGGCGGCCTCCGCCGTTTTGAGTTTGTCCTCTGCGTCCTTGCGGAGGGTTTTCTCATGCTGTTTGGCACCCAGGATTTTGGCAATCTGTGCCTCCAGGGGGTTGTCATCATCCGGGTCCGGGTCATCACCCTTGCCGGTTGAGGCATACTGTTTGAACTCCTCCTTGAGGACGTAGTTGTCACCACTCTCCTCATACATGTCCTGGACGGCCTGCGGCAGTTTCTTCCAAGCATCCTTGGCAATTTTTGGTTTCATTTTCTCTGGGGTCTGGGGTTGTCTGTTAGTTCAATCCCGCCTTTTCAAAGGCAAGCGGGGCCTTGGCTTTCATCTCCGCCAACGTGAGTGGCTGGAAATTTCTGTCAAGTTGTAATGCGCGGAACTCCTCCGCAGAGAGGCCACCACCCCGGAGGAGTTGCCCACGTTTGGGGCCAAGGGCCTCATCCTGGAACGCCTTGGGTTGGCGCTTTAACCAGGTGAAATAGGTTTCATCTGCGGCAAGTGGGCCGCGTTCCGTTGCACCATCCGCACCAGACCCGGCACGGGTGGCACCCTCATCAAGGAAATCAAAGGCGGAGGAGATTTCCGCCACGGTGGTTGACCGGCAATTAATGTGGATGGGTGGCCGGGGACCAGTGGCCGCCGCCTTGCCCTTGAAAACCTGACCGTCAAGAGACTTGCAAGTTGCCGTGGTGTTCTCATCCAACGTGGACACCCACCGGTAACCCTCCACAATGTCACTGTGTTCCTCCCAGGTGGCAAACCGTGCGGTGGAGGAGGCATGTTGCATGGTGGTGTGTGCCAAGCTTGATGCGTGGCGGCGGGAAATGGCAGTTGCCGCCCCCTTGTTCCTGGTCTTGGAACCCACCAGGCGGCGGGTGGCCTGGGCCAAGGTGTCCCCGTTCAACCAGGCTTGCCGGAGTGTGTCCCCCACCCGCTTTGCCTCCCGGGTGTTGAATGTCTTGAGGAGGGGTTCCAGGAGTCCCCCGTCATGTTGCAACGGGGTTTTTAACATCCGGTTAACTAGGGCCTTTTTCTTGGTGGCACGGAGTTTGGCCTTGGCCACAGTCTCCCGGAGGGTGAGGCGTTCAAAACTCTCCTCTGCCTTGGTGAGTTTGCCCAGGCGGTCAAGGTGGTTCTCCATTGCCTTGGCACCAATCTCCGTGGACTTGACCCGGAGTTCCCGGATGGCCGCCTCCATCTCAGTGGCGGAGACCTCATCCAGGGTGTCCACATCAACCCACCTGGAGAGGATGCGTTCAATGAGGCGGTCCACCCGGTCAAGATACTTGGAAACCTCAATGGCCTCACCGGCCTTGAGTCTCTCCAACATGACTTGGTGGCGGACCGCCGCGTCAAACAACTCCTGTGAAACGGCCATGGTTACTCAGGCGGGGTGTTCTCCGGCGGGGTGGGGAGGCCACTGTTGGCAAGGTCCCTCTCATAGTCCTCCTTGGACTGGAAAGCAATGCCGCCGCGTTCCAGGTTCCTGCGGTATTCCGTGGTGGAGATTCCGTCACTCTGCCACTCTGCCATGAGGACCTTGCGTTCCTCCGGTGACATGTTGTTAACCGCAAAATCTGTGTTGAGTTCCATGTAAGGGCCGGACTCCTTGCGGGTGTCCAGGACATCCGGGACATCCACCCCAACAAACTCCGCACACCACTTGAGGGCCTGGTTGTATGCCTCCGTGGTGTTCTCCACTGAGGATGTGAGGACGGAGACCTCCTCCGCCGCGTCAATGGCCGCCGCCGTGGCAGACTGTGCAAGCGGGGTGGACGGGTCAATCAGGCGGGCACCAATGGCAATGGCGTCCTCCTTAATCATGTCCATGGATTCCTTGGGGGCACTGTTGGCCTCTGCCTGGAGGAGTGTGGCCTCACCGCCCTCCGGCAGGAAGATTGCCGCACGGGCACCCAGGTGGATTTTCCCCTTGAGGACCTCCTTGACCCACTGTTCCGTGAGGCCGGTGAGAACGGGGGTGGCCTGTCCGGCAATGTGGGTTGACTCCTGGTAATCTGCGGAGTTCCTCCAGTGGGCAATGTTCAACTCTGCCATCTCCGCAAGGGGCGGGTCATTTGGCTCAATGTCATTGTCCTCCCACCCCACGGGTTGGAACGGAATTTCCGTGAACGGCCCATCACTCTTGAGGGGAATGATGGAACTCTCCCGGATGAACTCATCACTTTCCCCCTCTGTGTTGTCACTGTCCTTGGACCGTTTCCAAATCTCCATGATGTAAACACCGGGGGCCGCGTTGGAGTCCGTGGCAATCTCCTCATCCACCTCCAACTGGGACGGGTCCACATTGGCCCGGTCATCATCCTCCTCAAGGCCCAGGTCCTCCGGGGTTAACAACCGCAACACAATAAACTGGGGGATTTCCTCCTCCTCAAAGGTGTTCTTGCGGCGGGTGACCTTTTGCTCAAGGACCACCAAGGTGAGTTTCTGGTGGCCGCCAATGACCGCCGTGTCCCAGTTGATGATTTCCTCATCCTTGAACATGAGAATTTTGGGGAGGAGGCGGTTGTCCTCAATCTGTGCAAGGGACGCCTCCTCATCCCCCATGTCCGGGTGGTCAACCAGGAGACCGGCCCGCCCGGTGGAGAGGACAGTTGAGACCACTTGCTTGGCCTGTTGTTTGAGGGTGGTGCCGTTCCCGTCAACATCATTCTCCAGGACCGTGAGGGTGTCCGGCAGTTTCAGAACGTGAGGCCGGGAGAACACTTGCCCGCACATCCCGCGCAAGGTGCGGGCGGTGAAACCAAAGAACACGGCCCGCACTAGCAACTGGTCATACCGGGCCTTGTTCTCATCACTCTGGTCCGTGGGGTTGGGGCGGGGGAGGTAGGTGTCACCCTTGGACCGCACCCCATCCGGTTTGAGGACATCCTTAATGCGGGTCCAGATAGGCTCAAGGGCCTTAACAACTTTCTTTTTAAAATCAACTTTGGCCATGGTTCTGTTAGGTTGGGAATGCGATTTCTAGGGAGTCTGTTGTTGCTGGACGCCACCCCGCCTTGAGGACCCGGTAACGGCCCTGGTCATAGGGGTGGTCCTCTGCTTTGGTGTCAACATCATCCTCATTGTCCTCATCTCTGGGGAGAAACGGTAAGGTTTCAATAGCGGAATGGCAATTCTCTGTCCAGTAAATCCCAGGGTCAGTGAACTCCGGGTCTGAGGCAAAGTCCAGGGAGTTGCCCAGTCTCTCCCGCATCAACTGGAGACCAATGACCCGGGAACCGGCCCCCATGTCCGCCATGGTCCAGTGGACTCCCTCCTTGGCCATTGCTTTCTCAAGGGTGTCACTCTCTGGGTTGTCCACCCGGGCAATCTGCTTGTCCGCCGGGCCGGAGAGGATTTCCCCCTCAAACCATCCGCCGGACCTGAGTGACTTGTCCACCTCAAGGATTTTCTTGGCCACTGCTTTTGGTCCCAGGCGGCGGCCCTCATTGGTTCCAACAATGGACCCATCCGCATCTGGGGTGGAGAGGTATAGTTCACCAATCTGGATGAGGGTGCCCGCCGGAGGTCTCCACCATCCGTTGGGGAACCGGTCACTTTCCGGGATGGTGCATTCCTCCCCATTGGCCTCTGCCCACCATCCGCAGGCAAGCGGGTGGGAGGACCCCCAGTCAAGGGCACGGTCCACTTTCCAGGACCAGGGCACGGTGAACCTTGGCAGGATGTGAACGTCATTGGACCAAAGGTCATCAAGCGCACCACCCGCCGTGATGTCCCACCGTCCCTCAAGCCAAGCTTTCTGTCTGTTAACGTCCCGGATTTTGGACAGGGTGACAATGTAATTGGGGTCTAGGTGGACGTTCTCCTTGTAGCTTGAGAAAATGCGGCACCGGGTCCTGGTGATGTCCTCCTCCCGCCGGGTCCTGGGGTTGAACACCCTCACCGTTTCTTTCATCAAGGTGCCGGGCGGGCAACCAGGTTTATCAATCTTAAAGTATTTCTTAACCCAGTTGTGGCCAATGCCGTGGGGGTTGGTTGTGGAGAACACCTCCAGGGGCATTGGCGGGAGGATTTTCATTTCCCCAGTGGGGCGGCCTTTCTTGTCCTTGACCTCAACCGGGTGGTCCTTGGGAACAAAGGAGGACCGGTTACATGACAACATCAATTCATAGAGTTCCGGGGATTTCTGCTTTGTTAACTCATTCCACCCAATGAATGGGTATTCATGGCCGTGGTATTTGCCGTAATCCCGTTTGTGTTTCATCTGCCGGAATAACAACTCCTCACCATCCGGCCACACCCACTTGTAGTCTGAGGCGGAGGACAACCACCGGGCACCATCCCCAAACTCCGGGAACCACCGCAGGGACTTGGACACCAGGTCATCAAGGTTCTTGAACTCCAGGTCCAGGATGATGCCACGCCAAAACCGCCCGTAACCCTTGCCCACATTCCGCTTGAACCGCATGAGTTGGCAGTCCGTTTTTCCCCCACCCCTGGTGCCGTCATAGAGGATTTCATTGGCCGGGCATGAGAGGGCCAACTCCTGGGATGACGGCAACCCCACCCGGGGACCAGGCAGGGGTTTCCAAACAAAAAGGGGCGGGGCAATCACGCCCCACCCCTAAAGGTGTCTGAGGGTTCCGTCAAGGCCGTTACTCCAGGCGGGGAGAGGCCGGGGCCGGACTGAGGAGGTTGTCACCGTAGTTGAACAAGGAGGCCAAGGCCGGGCCATCTGCGGGCACATAGGCGGTGGCCGCCGGTTTCAGGCGGAAGGAATTGGAGGCCGCCGGGCGGTCCGCAATCTCATTGGCGTCATAGGTGACCTTGCCCGCTTCATTGGTAATCTTGAGCCTGTAGAGGGTCCGCACGGGTTCCGGGGTGCCAATGGAAAACGTGGTTGAGGTGGTGTCACCAACGTCCTCCCAGGACCAGAGGCCGGAACCGGGGGAACTCTCCACCTTTTTCTGGACAGTGTAGGTAACGGCACCGTCCTCCGGGGGTGCGGGGTCCCACTCGAAAGTGAGGGGGGCGGCAGACAGAGGAACGGCAAGAAACCCAATGAGGGCCAACATGGATGCGAGTAGTGTTTTCATCACGGGGAGGAAAGCACACCAGGCCGGGTGGCGTCAATGAGGAATTTAGGCCAACCAGGCCACCCCGTGTTTTGCGGCAAGGCCCTGGGCAATGGCGAGGAAATCACCCTCACTCAAACCCTCCGCCGCCTCACCGGCCCCAGTTAATGCCATGTAAAGTTCACTGACATCAATGTCC